ATTATGGCAACTATGACCTATAAGGAACTATTAGAAGAACTTAAGCAACTAAACGAAGAGCAACTTAATAAAAATGTTGCTATCTATGATGAACATTTAGATGCGAAGTGTTTAGCACATAATAAGTTAATTTTCTTTGATAACAACCGATTTCCCTACATTAAGATATGAAACCAAACTTTAAAAAAGGAGACTACTACCAAAGCAAAAACGATATAGGTTATATCGATTTTATTTCTAGCGATTATATAACGCTAGTTGTTAGGGAGATACCCAGAGACGAGAGAACAGCAAAAAATGCAGTTAACAAACTTATTCAAGTGAAGGTTTTGGTTTTTCCTGGAGAATGGGAACAAATGAAAAAATTAGACAAACCAAACAGGCATTTGACAAAGAGCAATAAAAACTCTTTAACGTTAGATGATTGGGCATAATAAGACATGCGGAAGTATAACCATTATATCATAAATAAGGATTTTACTCTTGTATGGGTAGCAGTTAAAGAACTGGTTTATTTTGAATGGGATTATGTAAGAAGTAAGGGATATTGGAGGGTGGCGGAGAATGACGAAAATATTTAAAAAAACCTAGTTAAGTGTTTTATACCTTTTTAAGTGTGGAGGAATCGGAGTCTTAGCACGCAACTTACCGAATGTCAACCCTTTCAGCATATCAACACATTTTTTTGAGAGAGTTGACAAAGTTGGGTTTTTATGTTACAGTTAACACTGTAGGGGTTAAAAAGAACAACTGTACTACACACACAGCACACCACACAGAGAGACAGACAGGTGTGTGACAGTTGACAAAGTGGCACACAGAGTACACACAGAGAGGTAAGCACACAGTATAATAAGAGTATAACAAACAAAGGACATTTTAAAATGAACTTAACACCAGTATTCTCAAACGGAACAGAAGTAGAAACTTCAGAAGCAAGAATCTTTTTTAGTTACCGTACACCAGTTGCTGCTTACATCTTTGGAAGGGGTTTTGTTAGAACAGATGAATTTTTCAGCGTTACCACTTCACGACACATTAACAAATGGTTAAAAGATGGACACACAGATTTACCAGAGTGTGAGACAGTACCACAGAAAGAAATCGAAGCACTTGCCTAGTTGACAAAATTCTCACACGGTGCTATAATAAGAGGGAACAACAACCCTCTTTTTTTTATGTCAGGTTAGTTTTGTATCACCAGTAACATTTGCAGTTTTGCAGTCGCTGAGATCGCAGTCGTGGCGCGGGTTCTCGCGGGTCGGGTGGCCGCTAAAATAAAAAAGGCAAACTACCCTAACCTACAAAGGTACCCAAAAGCGACCTACATATTATTCGTATTATGATTTCCCTCAAAAATAAAAAAATTTTCCCAGAAAAAATGAGACCCTTACCTGATTTTGATCAAGACTTGAGAACATGGGCACTTCAGACCCTTATCTGGAAGGAAGGGTTCTTGGATAGTAAGATGTATGCAGTTGCTGATCTCTATATTGGTATAAACAATACCAAAAATACAGAAGTACTATATACACTATGGAATGGATGGAAATCTAACCACCCCGACACTAAATATAAACTTTAACATATGTCAAAAAGATTCACCACAAAACTCGACGACGATGATTTTGGTGATCTAGTACTTACAATCCCTTATGAAATATGTGAAGAACTTGGTTGGTATCGCGAAACTGAATTGGAATATGATATAATAGATGGAGAGATTACTTTTAAAAAACTAGAAGATGAATGAAGAAGAAGTAGCAACTGCTCTTAATACTGTTAATGAGTGTTTAAGAGTTATAGGTGAAAGGATACAAGTATTGGAAGAGTATGTCTCTGATATGCCCTTACATGTTCACGATAAGTTACTTTATAAACCAACTGATCAAGAAAATTACTTAAATATTAAGGAAAACTTCGATCACCTTTATAAAAGGTTAGATAAACTCGAAAATGGGATGTAAAAGAAAAGATTACTTAGGTAATATTATTACCGATCCTTGTGATGATGCTGATGCGTGTCTAAACTACGAACCTCTTCCTAGTGATAGGAGGATTAGTTTGACATACAGAGAGTATCCTCAGGATATTATACGTCAAGTTGATGCAAATATTCCAAATCGTACTGGTCAAGCAGTTATGTACGATAGTGTTCGTGTGTGTTTAACTCAGGGACAGTCAGCATTTGGTCAATCTGGGTTTGTTGTCCCTGCCAGTGGTGCAAATTGTGGTAGAGTAACTCGTTCTGCAACCTGTGATCAGTTCTGTGATGATGGTGCTGTGATAATATATGACTATTTCCCTTCTCAACTATCATTTGATATACAGGCAAGTGATACTTGGTTTTCTTATTTGTATGATACAAGCAATAATGCAGGTATAATAGGTACTCCTGCGTTTCATTTAGAGGACGAAGAGAGGGAAGATAACACTGATCCTGATAATCCAATCACCTTTAGTAATACTAACTGTTTCCCTTGCAGTGGTTTTACCTGTACCCCCGCTTCCACAGGTTGTTCTTATACTGTTGAAAGTGATATTGATTACACTGGCGACCCCGATTGCCCACATCCAACCTTATTTGGTATTGGTACGAATAGTAATAAGATAGTATTTGAGTATGATACACTGTCTAGCACCATCCCTAACGGTGTTTTAGACCTCTCTGCGTCTTATGATGGGATAACATATAGCGATGCATGGAATGAAGGAGAGGGAATCGGCATTATTTACGACTCTTCACAGAATACTTGGCAATCTGGAGACGAAGCAGCAGGTACTTTTAACATCTATGAGTTGAACTCTGGGTCAAAACAGGGTTTAAAGTTGAATGTCAAGGTCGAACCGATCATCGACGAGTCGGGATCCACAGTAGCATTCACTGGAACGAGGTGGCAAATACAGGAAATTATGAATCCTGGTACAAATTATGCTGTTAACGACGTTTTTCAACTTACCCACGCTCATACACACCCCGACAACACGACAACCACGTTCACTTTGAACATCAAAATCACTAGTGTCGGACCAGTTGCAGGTCAATCAGGCACAATTTCCGATGTTTTACGAAGAGGAGACACTCTAAATGGTCATCAAATCACTCAAGTAGTCCATGGACCGTCTATTGCAAGTGATTATGATACTTCAAAAGGTCTTTTCCCTTACCATTTTGCTTATTTGGACGGAAATGGAAGTAATTTTACCAAAGATACACAATATACAAGCAACAGAGCACATCAAGTTACAGTAAGAGCAGGTAAAGGAATCGTTGATAGAGGATTTTTTGGTGGATTATACGAGTTTAGTGAAAAATCAGTTCAATATACCATAGGAACTGTTGATAGAAATGCTCCTGACATCTATAATACGCTAACTCAACCATCTACTACCGTAACGATAACTAATGGAAGAGTAACTAATGTAACTATTGATACAGATGGCGGAGGTTCTGGGTGGAATACACTTGGAAGAATACCAGAATTGAGTATTACTGCTCCAGTAGGTGCAACTGGAACACCTGCAGAGGTAGAAGGAGAGTTTAGTAACGGAGTTTTGACGTCTGTTACTGTCATAAATGGCGGTAGCGGGTACTCTAGCACAAATCCGCCACAGGTTACTGTCAGAAATATCCATAAAGTGCTCAATTCCGTAGCACCAAACGCTGCATTTGACGAAAAGCGCGAGTCAAGGACTCTAGAAGTGCTCGATGCGTTCCCAAATATCGGAGATGCGTTCCCAACTTACACTGCGGAAGACCAAAAACGCGATAGAGACGCATTAATTGCAAATTCTCAGTATCCTCCTGCACAAAGAGCGTATGAAAACACTGCGGACAGCGTACAATTCAAAACAGACCCCAATAATAAGCGAATCCACCCCCTTCCACAGTCGGCATTTAACTCTGAGGACTTAGAACCTTACAAAAATGCCATGATAAACAAAGAAAACTACTCAAAAATCACAGAATACGATTTTGGGACATCTAATGAGGCAAGAGAGTTCAAAAATATGCTAATTAAGTCGCAAAAAGACGCAAATGACAATATTAATGCATATATGGATAGAATTACACAAGATGAACCAAATATTGCTAGGTATGATGAGTCATATATTGAAACTGTGCAAGGACCTTTCTCAGAATTACCATATGCGTCTCAATATACTAAATACTTTTTAAGGCAGTTTCGTCCTGATCCTAGAATTGACACTAATATCACTGTGAATCTTAGTGTTAATGTAGCAAATGTAGGGACAAGTCATTTTAGTTGCCCACAACCTCCTGCATCAACTAGAGTTGGATCAACTTTTAGTTTCCTTGGTGGAATACAAGGTCCAGGATGTCAGAATTGGTCAGCATCAGGAAATATGCTTATGTTGAATGATTTTACTCAATCAGCACAAACTTTGGCAAAAGCAACTGCTGCGTATGGTAATCCTTATCAAGTAACGTAATGGCAAGCGGACATCAAGCGTGTGCACTCTTTACAGGAACGTGTAGCGGACACGGAAGAGGTAATGGTGTGACTTGGCAACCAGGTCCAGGTGGTGGATTTGTTAGTCCTTGTCCTCATGCATCATTACAAGAGACGATTGTACATAAACGAGTTCCGTTCGTTAATAATTTTGCAACTTGGCCACCTCATCCTCAAAGACCGAGGAATCCTCAGTCAGGTGGAAACGATCCTTTTAACAGAACTGTAATAGTAAATGACTTAGTACCTATTATTGATCAAGATGATTTGATAACTCATCCTACTCGAACGAGATTTACTACAATATCAATAGGATTCAAATGTTTGACTGTTAGATCAACTCCTGCATGGCATTGTACAACTGGTGTAGGTGGAAATGGTCGTGAACCCTCTGTTGGACATAATAGAAGATTATTTGCAACGTGTAAAACAGTTTTTATAGAAGGTAAGAGAGCAGGTAGATTTGCAGACCCGTTTGGAAATAATACTGTGCCATTTGATTGCCTTAGCGTTGTATCTGGATCAAGTCCTAACGTTTTTATCGGAAGTTGAATAAATAGATTTAGGATCGGAGTGACTATGGTCGTAAAAGTAGACAAAAGTGAAGAATTTGTCAAAAGTGGCAAAGTCTTGATAAGTGAGTATCCTACCAAAAAGGAAAAGGATGTAAAACCACTTAGCAAATGGCGTTAAAAGACATTGATGGTTCAGATTTTAAGCGTTCTCGTAGATTCGAGGATGTAAATATCTCATTGCCTAGAAATCCATTTACAAAAGACATATATGGTGTTTCAAATGAGAATGCAATCAAACAATCCATCAAAAATCTTGTTTTAACCGTTCCAGGCGAGAAACCTTTTCAACCTTTAGTAGGTTCTAGAGTAAATGAGTTACTTTTTGAACCACTAGACCCATTTATTGCTGATTCTATCAAGGATGAGATAATAAATACCATCAAACAGCATGAACCAAGAGTAGACCTGACTGAAGTGACTGTTTTGCCTGTTTATGAGCGAAACCAAATTAATGTATCTGTTGAATATAGAATTGTCGGATTACCCATAGTTGAGAATATCACATTTGTCTTACAGAGACCTGAGTAATGCAACCAAACAACTTAACAGCACTAGACTTTGAAGATGTCAAAGCAAGTATCAAATCATATCTAAGAACTCGAAGCGAGTTTACTGATTATGACTTTGATGGATCGGCATTGTCATATATGATTGATATGCTTGCTTATAATACTTACTATACAGCGTTCAATGCCAACATGTCGTTGAATGAAGCATTCTTACCGTCTTCTACTGTTAGAGATAACGTTATCAATATTGCAAAGTTAATGAACTACACTCCTAAGAGTGTAACTGCAGCGAGAGCATCATTAAAAATCGATATACAGACAACTCAAGCAAATGGAGTGTATCCTAGCACTGTTACTATAAGAAAAGGTCCAGTTGCGACAGGTGGTAACTATGTTTGGAACATTTTAAGAGACACTACTGTAGAAGTTAGTCCAACAACAGGTATTGGAACTTTCCCAGACCTTTGTGTGTATGAAGGGTCACTTGTTACCTTCTCATACATTGTAAATACATTCGCAAATCAGACATATACCATTCCTTCTGCAGAAGCAGACATCAATACACTTTCTGTAAGTGTAAGAGCAAACGAAACAGCAACAGCAGCAGATATCTACAATAGAGTTGACACTGTAACTAACCTAACATCGACTACAAGGGCATTCTTCCTTTCAGAAGGTGAAGATATGCGTTTTAACGTTAGATTTGGTGATGATAGTGTTGGAAGAGCATTAAAAGACGGAGAAGTCGTAGTTTTAGAATATTTGGTAACTTCTGGTGCTGCAGCAAACGAAGTAAAGTCATTTAACTTCATTGGAGCGATAATTGACTCATTAGGACAATCATATACAGCATCAGCAACCACTTTAACAGTAAATCACCGTGCACAACTTGGTAGTGCTGCAGAAAGTATAGAATCAATCAAATATAACGCACCAAGATTCTATTCCTCACAATATAGAGCAGTTACTGCTCAAGACTATGCTTTGATCACTCAAAGGATCTATAGCAACGCAGATTCTGTTGTTGCTTATGGTGGAGATAGTTTAAACCCTCCAGTTTACGGTAAAGTGTATATTGCAATCAAAACAAAGACTGGATCTCTTCTAAATGACGCTACAAAGAAAGAAATATCAGCAGACCTTAGGAAATACTCCATGGCATCGATTGACCCTGTTGTAGTCGATCCTGATAACGTCTACATCTACACAAAAGTGTTTGCGCTATACGATACTGGTGCAGGATCTTCATCATCTCAAATTAAAACCAATATTCAGAATGCAATATCACAATGGGCAAGTCAAACACAAATAAACAACTTCAACTCGACATTTAGAGGTCAAGCATACGAGAAAGCAATCACACTAGCAGATAATGCTATTTCTGACGTTTCTGTTCAAACAACTATTCTAAAATATATCAATCCTAACAGTAATCAAACTAATACCTATTGTATTAGCACTGGAGGAGAGTTATATAACTCTGCACCTAGTCAGGACGGTAATGAAGCATCTGGTTGTACAAAAGAACCAGTTATCTTGTCTGGTACGTTTAGAACTGCAGATAGACCTGGTGTAGATCAACAATTTGAGGATGATGGTTATGGAAACTTAAAAACTTTCTATAATACAGGTAATAAGAAGGTATATACTAATAGTACAGCAGGTACAGTAAATTACATGACAGGTGAAGTCTGTTTTGGACCTATTAACATTATTAGTACAGGAACAAGCGTTCCATCATCAGCAGCAGTTAGTATTGTTGATAGTGTAACTGGTGCAGGAAGTGTTATTGATCCAACTCTTCTTCCAGGTGCAACAAGTGGTGGTGGTAATGTTTCTGATTTACAGATTCCAGTTGTAATGATTCCTGCTAACAGTGGTACCATTCCTGCCTCAACACCAGGAACAATTATTAACATTATAAGTCCTGAGGTAACAGTATCACCGATTGGTACTACACCACCTCCAACAATCCCTCTAAATAGTTTGACACCAACGACATTTGATAGTACACCGTCCGTAGTGGAAGTTGCACCGATTGATAATAGTGGTGGTCTAAACACATCAGTCTGCTTCTCGTAACTGTAAATGAACATTAATAAGGTTTCTCAGTCGATTGTTTCACAATCACCCGATTTCATTGGGTCAGAATACCCCCTGTTCAATAAATTTATTGAATACTACTATAAGTCTCAAGAAAAAACTGGTTTAGGGCAAAATATACTTAATAACTTCCTTCAATATCTTGATATTGATAAACTTGATATTGGAATACTTGATGGACAAACAACAGTTGTGGAATCTGTCTCCGCAACAGATGATAAGATTGTAGTAGAGAACGTAGGTCCTTTCTTGGAAAAGAATGGATCTATTCTCATAGGCGATGAGGTTGTATTTTACGAAAATGTTGAAGCAGCACCAGTTATATCTCTTACTCCAGGTATATCATATGAGCAGGTAAAATTAAAATGGACAACACTTGCTAATTTTATAAACGATTTTGATGGAGTTAAAACACAGTTTCCGCTTACTTCTCAAGATAGTCCCGTAGCACCTCCAAGTGCTCAACACCTGATTGTATCATTATACGGAAAAATATTGATACCTAATACAGATTATACGATATCTGGTAATAAGATTGTATTTACTACCGCGCCAAGAACTAAGTTACCTGCAGACGGTGCGGAAACAACGTACGTTTATTTCCTTAGTGGTTTCATTGAGAGCACAATTTACGCATTAGATAACTTATCTGGTGCATTTGGTGATGGAAAGAAACAATTTACCATAACTCGTAACGGAGAATCTTACGAACCTATTAATGAAGAGTATTTGAATGTAATATACGACAATAGACTATTAGTACCAAAGGTAGACTATTTTGTAGATAAAAACCAGTTCATATTTAAAGAAGCACCTCTAAACGGACGTTTCTTATCAATACACTCTATAGAAGCACCCATACCTTCATTTGGTAATGGTGCGATTGGATTTGCTCGTGTAAGTGATACAGGAACTCTTACAAGTATATCATCTAGTGCTATTGGTTCTGGATATCGTTTTGAGTATCCTCCACAGGTCACTATTAACTCAGAGGTAGGTTCTGGTGCTGCTGCTACCGCACTTGTCAACGGTTTGAAGTCAATCACTCTACTAACAGGAGGAAAGGGTTACAGCACATCTAACCCTCCCGTCGTACAAGTACAATCACCAACTAAATCAGGATCCACTCAAGCAACAATTACCGCGACTGTTGCTAACGGTTCAGTTACGGAACTCAATATTACCAACTCTGGTTCTGGATATACATTTACACCTAGAATTACTTTTGTTCAACCAGGCGGAGCAAAACTAGGTACTCCTGTAATCAGCAACGAACAAATTGCTTCTATACCTGTTACTGATGGTGGTTTTGGATATACTACCGCACCTGAGGTATACATCGATGAACCAACAGGTACAAATCCAATCAGAGCAGCATTACAAGCAAATTTATCTACGGAAGGTAAAGTTACTAGTATTACCGTATTGAATGCGGGACAAGGATATACTACCACACCTAGAGTTGCTATAGTTGATCCTGTAGGTGCACAGGTCTTAGAAACAGTTGTTGACGGAGATGGGCGTGTTATAAGAGTTGACTTACTTAATGGTGGTAGTGGATTTGATGATGTACCTTCAGTATACATTGTAGATAATAGAACTAACGGTGGAACTGGTGCTGCTGCTGTTGCATCTATTTTCAATGGTCAAATAACTGATATTAACGTAAGTGCATTTGGTAGCGGATACTCTGCTGCTAATCCTCCTGAGATTGTAATACAATCTCCACCTCAAGCAAAAGCATCTGCTGAAATTGGTCTTAATGAAGTTACTGGTTTTGCTGTTACTGAAAATGGATCAGGATACAAGAAAGCAGCATTTACTGGATGTGCTAGAGCAGCATCTGGTATTACATCATACACGGAAGATGGAAACGCAGTATTTACAAAAGATACTACTGCTGCAGCAGCGTCAATAGGTGCTACTGTAAAATGTCTTGACGCATTGTTTGTAAAGAGACTGTTAGACAAATATACAGAACAATTCTTACCTGATGTTCCAGAACTTGACTATTCTAAAATTGATGTAAGAACATCTATCAAAACTATAAAAGATTTTTATTCATCAAAGGGTACATCTTTTAGTATCGCATATTTGTTTAAACTATTATATGGTGAAAGTGTCTCAGTTACATATCCAAAAGATCAAATCATCAAACCATCTGCTGCAACATGGTCTATTGATACTATTCTTAGAGCAACTAAAGTTTCTGGAGATGCTGTTAATATAAGAGATGGATTGATTACACAGGAGGCAGATATTGCTGATCCTAATGTTCAAAACGCAAGTGCGTTAGTTGAAAACTATATTTCAATCAAAACATCAGATGTAGAGATATTTGAACTTGTTTTATCAGAAGAGACTATTAATGGGACGTTTACCGTACCTTATAAGACAAAACTTGCAGAACCTCTCAATACAACCGATTCAATCATTACGGTTGACTCTACTGTAGGATGGCCAGAAAGAAACGGTGAGTTTGTTATAGGTTCGGGTTCTAGGACAGAACTTGTGAAATATAAGGAAAAATCACTCAACCAGTTTATTGAATGTACACGTTCAGCAAATGGTATTGTAGAGGATTGGGATTCTGCTACTCAGGTATCATCTAACTTTACTGTATTCATCAATAAAGGAACACTACAAGAAGTAGTGATGAACATAGTAGGTATAGTTGATGCACAGCAAACAACACTAACTGATACTGGTTCTTACTACCTACCAGGTGACAAACTAACAGTTTCTAAATTAGGTGGTAGTAGTCTTGATCCTCATTTGACTACTTGGTTATACAACGTTAAAAAGTTAATATCAGTCACAGGTATAACATTTGGTGGTGTTAATAATCAGTTTGCTACAGTAACTTGTGCAAATAATCATGGATTGCTTGTTGGAGATCAGGTTACAATCTATGGTGCTAACCCAATCATCTATAATGGCACATTCTTAGTCACATCTAGAGATACAAGCACTGTATTCCAATATCAACTACCACAACCTGCAACTGTAACTCCTCAGGGTAATATTCTCGTATCTGTTGACTTAAATAAAGGTAAGTCTGATAGCACTGCAGTATTTAACGCAATCGGACCATATACAACTAACGTACAAAACTCATTCTTCAATACACAGTATGCATATCTAGCATCCACTGGTATACCCAACTATAAGATTGGTCCGTTTCCTGGTTCTGCTCTTTTACCAGGTAACCAACGTAAGTTAAATCGTTTCCCTATAGTTTCCACAACTATATCAACAAAAAATGCTATAAATCCTGGACCTATTGGTACATGGGTAAATGGTGTATCAATCTGGTCATATAAGTCAACTAAAAAGAAAACATTTGGTGCTATTACCAGTGTTAGTATAGCAAATGCAGGATTTGACTATGATGCTGCATCTCCTCCTGTTTTAACTATATCAGGTGGTGGAGGAACAGGTGCGACTGCTAGTGTTACTGTTAATGGTTCTGTTAGTGAAATTACAGTCACTAACGGTGGTTCTGGTTATATTGCATCTCCTCTAGTATCAATCGTTGGCGGTGGAGGTTCTGGTGCTGCTGCAACTGCTATTATAACAAAAGGTGTTGTATCTAGAATTCTTATTAACTCTGGTGGTACTGGATATACTTCACAACCATCTATCACTATTGTTGGTGGCGGTGGTACTGGTGCTGAAGCAACTGCATCTGTTCGTGGTCCTATTCAAGCAGTCACCGTGGGATCAGGCGGACAATCTTACACATCCACACCTAGTGTTACACTTAGTTCGGGTAGTGGTGCTGTTGCACAGGCTATAGTCAACAACGGTAGAATCATATCTATTGCGATTATATCTGCTGGTTCTGGATATACAACTGCACCTGAGATTACCATACAAGGTGAAGGTTTTGGTGCGGTTGCTAGAGCAACTATAGACACTGATGGAGAAAATGCAGGTAGAGTTACTAGTATTACTATTGTAAACAGAGGTATTAGTTATGTACAAGGAACTACTCTAATCAATTTAAATTCAGTTGGTCAAGACGCTTCATTTACTGCTAATGTATTCCAGTGGACTTATAACTTACAAAAATCAACAACGTTTGATAGTGCTAAAGGTTCTGTATTTGAAGGATATAATAACCAGTATGGTGGTGAATATGCACACTTGAGTAATCCTCAAACACTTAGATATATTCTTGGTGATAATTTATTTGAAAATACAGCAGGTTTAATAAAAGAAAAAGAAGATGGATTACAACACTCTCCTATTGTAGGTTGGGCATTTGATGGTAACCCAATATACGGTCCATATGGATATTCAGATCCTACTGATCAATCATCTTCTATAGCAAAACTCAATACATCATATAGACTTAGAACTAATCTAGTATATGATATAGACTCTAATCCAAATCCTGTTAGAATAGCAGGACCTTTACTAACTGAAGAAGTAGCAGGTAACTTTGTAGAAGACTATGAATATGTTTTTGGTCTAGGTGCACTTGATCAATACAATGGTAGATTCTGTAAAACACCTGAGTATCCTGATGGAAGATATTGTTACTTTGTTACTATAGATTCTACAGAAGATGGTAATCCACTATTCCCTTATGTATTAGGACCTGACTTCAACTCTGTTGTAGATACTTGGAACTTGAGTGCAGATGCTATTCAGCAAAATATTCCTACTGGTGTTGTTAGATATCGTGATCCCTATGAGAATGTTGATATTGACGTTGAGAGAGCACCAAATGCCTCTACAAACGCTCTAACACTAGAGAATGGTGATATATTACTATTTGACGTAGAAGACGAAGATAGAAGTGGTGTCATTGAGCAAGATGAACTTGATGATCCTGATCAGGTCTTTGAAGAGTCTCCATTACAGTTATTTGACTACTTCCCTAAAGTTAAGTTTGACTCTAAGGTTGATATTGAAGTTGAGACTACTACTAAGTTTGAAGACGCTTCTGTAACTGGATTTACGGTTGAAAATCCAGGTATAAACTATCAGGTCAATGATAGATTGATGTTTGATAATACTGATACTGATGGTAGTGGTGTTTCTGCTCGTGTTTCTAGAATTGCGGGTGAGGCAGTAGAAGCATATGGTTTTGAAAATATAAGTGGTAATAACTTTGGTAAACTTACCACAGTCAATCCTCACAATCTACAACCAGGTGACAGCGTATTTGTTGACTATACTCCTGTCATGGCAAACACTAATAAAACATTTGTTGTCAGACAGTTTAAAGGTATTGAAGAGATAGTAATAAATCAAACTGGATCTGGATATAATACAGATATTCCCCCAACTATTATCATTGATGGTAATGGTACTGGTGGTGAGTTAGAAGCAGTTGTAACATCAGTTGGATCTATTGAAAACGTTAATATTGTAAACTCAGGTTGGGGATATACAAGTAATCCTAGAGTTATCCTTTCACACCCACAGGTATTCAAAAAAGCAGATTACTATATTGCTAAGTTCAGTAATGCACAGTATGTAAAAGTAAATGATGTTTATGTGAACTCTGATAAAGAAGTTTATCTCTGTGGTAAAACTAAAGACTCGTCAGGCAATGCTGTTGCCTTCCTAGCAAAACTATCTGCATCTGGTGTTAAAGAATGGGAAAAAACTTTAGAACTAGTATCTGGTCAAGAAGAGTCTGAGTTTATTAGACTATTTGTTGACGGTCATGATATATGGGTTGTTGGTGAAAATAAACCAAACAGTTCTATCCTTTCACAATATAATCCAGATGTTGTGCTTGTTAAGTATACTGAAGCATCAAATGGTCTAAGTGCTACGTTATCCTTCCAAAAAGGATATGCAGGTATATCTGGTTCAACTCGTGCTGATCATATTACATGTATTAAGAAATATTCTGATACTAGATTTATTATTGGTGGTTTTACCAATACTAACTCAGGAGCACCTTATGATGCTTTTGTTGCTTCTATCGATACTAATGGTAACTTTGCACTTAAGAGAAAACTTGCTTCTCCTAATAAATCTGAAAAAATTACTGATATTATAATCAATGGAACTGATGTATATGCTTCCTTAGAAGTTGCAGCAAACAATTCTACTACAGATGTTGATGTTGCAGTTGCAAAGATTAATTTTGGTACAACTGCTATTACTGTAGACTGGATTAACCAGTATGCAAGTAGTCTATATTCTATGTTAAACTCAAGCATTTCGATTGATGAGTTTAATGAAATCTATATTACTTGTGGTCTAAGATCTAAAGCAGATAATACAACTAGAGATAGTTGGTGGATTGGTAAGATAGACACTACAGGTGCTATTATTTGGAACTACAGATATGTTGCTCCAGGAAGAGAACTTACTATGGCAGCAACATCTGCTATTGACATCTTCGGTGATCTAAACATAGCATTTACAAGGATAGACAATACAAACACATTAACAACTATTGATACAGTCAAGATTGGTTATGATGGTAAAATTAAAAATCATACAACAAATCAATCTACTGCAAATAAGATTGAAGGATTTACTGTTCATTCTGTAGATGTTGATAACTCTGGTGATGTTCATGCTGTAGGTCAAACTCAGTGGAATAGAAATGAGTTCTTGTTCCCATTTACTGCAGGTTCAACTGCTGATACTACTACCACATATACATTAACATCTACATCAACTAGTAACTCTATTACATATGCAGATAACGTTGCTAAGATCAATGGATATCAAACAGGACAAACATCTTGGACACAAGCAAATCTTCAAATTACTTCTGCTCAACTAGGCACTAAACTTGATAGTGATTTCACTATCGAGATGATGATATACAAAGATTCTACTGTAACTTCTGTATCACCTACACAACAAACATTGATTGCTATTGGTGACGCTGAGGTAGCAACTGGTGGTCTTTGGTTATACTATGATATATCAGGAGGTAAACTAGAACTTGCTATAACAAACAGTTCTACTAAACTTAACGCTGCATCTGGAGCAGCACAATCCGCATTAAGTAACATGTATGCTGATAATACATGGCAGTGGATTGGATTGAAGAGAGAAGGAAATGTATATACTGTTTTTGTCAATGGTATACAAGTTATACAGAGCACGATTGCAGGTACAAGTTTAGGTAGTAAAGATCTTTACATCGGACAAATTCCTGGTAGAAATGGTACAATAGGAAACTTTAGAGCAAATGAACAGGGACAGTTCTTTGTTGATAATCTAAGATTGAGAAACAGAGCAGTTACACCAACTGTACCAAGTGATGTTAGTGCATTACCTACAGCAGGTGCATTTGGATTTGCATATAGTTGGACTGATACAGCATGGTTTACTACTAATAATAATCGTTATGATCTTATTGATTTTGAAGGATTTGCACTAAAATCTGATAAAAATGCAGATTCATCAAGACTAGGTGCTATTACCACAGGAACTAATACTGGTATAGGATTTACTAGAACTGCAGTTAGTCCTGTAACTGGTAGTACACTCACAATACAAAATACTGGTTATACCTTATCTGAAGCAGGATTCCAATCATTAGACTTTGACGATGCTGCAATAAGCATGAGTGAAGGTACACAGACACTCACATACACACAGGATATATGGAGTTCTAGAACTGCTACAGTCCCTTCACCTGGATCACAAAAACTTAGTGTATCTGCTGTTGTTAAAGACAGATACTTCTTTAAAGTAACACCAACCATCAAGATTGATAACGTACAGAAGTTAACTATAAATCAGTCATTCCAGTTTGGTATTGGTACAAAACTACGTCTTAATAACTCATCTGGTGTATTTGTTAATAGCGGTTACATTGTTAGAAGAGATCTTGATAATAATCAAGTATATCTTGCTGTAAACAATAACGCATGGACTGATGACTTAAACACTGGTCAACTTGTTACTGAACAGTTTAATGAACAGTCAACTTATGGTATTGTAGGACCTATACCTAATGATATCAATATTATAGAGGGATATACTTTTGCAACAATCAATAATACAACACCTGGAACTTTCAATATAGATCTTAATGATTTTAACCTTGATGGTACCACATCAACTGGTTCTGGAAACTTAGATAGTTTTGCCAAGTTTAAAGTATTTGCAACTGCAGATTATTCTGTAAGAATCGATGAAGTTTCTGGATCATCAGCGTATATTGTTGGATCTGTTGTACAACTAACATCAGGTGATATATCATTCAATGCTGCATATAGCACAGTACAGATAACAAACCTTACTGGCGTACTCAAGATTACATTAGTTGCAAATCTTGACAAAATTTTACAAGTCACTGCAGTAGAGAACAGTGATGAAGTGTATGTAATCACTAACACAAGTCATTATCTCTCAAGAGGAGATATGCTTTACATCGATGGTAACCCTAGCCAGACTGTAGGTAGTGTTGTCTATGATGAATATGATGGTGCATTCCCTGTAGACAGAGTAATCAGTCCTCTAGAATTTGTATACAAATTAAAACAGAATGCAATAACAAGTCCTGCTACATCAGCATCTGCTGTTAGTGTATTTGTTAAATCTCCTGTTTTAAAGATGTTCTATGGACATCAATACATCTTTGATCTTAGTCATTCATCTATGGCAGGTGGAAACTTATCATTTGCAAAAGATAGTCTATACAAACTCGAATACTCATTCAACTCTATTGACAGAGTTGGAATACCAGGTTTAACAGGAGAAGGACAACCAACTCCATCTGTGACACTTAAAGTAGATCAAAGTATTGTTACTAATATATCTTACTACTTTGATCCTTCTAGAACAGGAGCAGATTCACCTGTTGTTGCAGGAAGTTACTTAGACGTTGTTGATTCTCCATATAAAGGAAACTTTGAAATTAGTTCTATTGCAGGTGCTACTATCACTCGTGGTGCTGATATTATCAAGTTCCCTCTTCTCAATGAACCAGAAGGTGATGCAGATATTAACCAAACAACTTACTCAACTTCTTCATTAAAAGCAGTTGGATCAATCAGTGATGTTCGTATTGTAAATCCAGGTGGTTTCTATACTAGGTTACCTGTTGTAACTACTATTCAATCCACAAGACAAATTGAAAGAGTACAAATTGATAATCCTGGAACTGAATATGCAGTTGGAACTTATCAGAGTGTTCCTATTGGTGGTGACGGAGAAGGTGGATTTGTAGAGATTATCGTTGCTGATGGAACTGATGCTAATGGTGTAACTATTCCAGGTCAAATAAACACAGTTAATGTTACATCACCAGGTAAGAATTATACTACAGCAACTATAGACATCGAAGCAATTCCAGGTATTCTTGGTGCAGGACTAACTGGATCTGGTGCTGAGTTGGTAGTTGTCATACCTCCATTTGGTACAGGTGCATCTATCTTTACTAAAGGTGATAGTGTTGGTAAAATTAAGAAACTTAAGAATAACAACTTTGGTTATGACTACCCTCATGATTATACATTACGTCCTGAGATTACATTCCCAATCAATGCTCAGTTAACATCTACAAGTATACTCGATAGCATTACAGTTACAGATCCAGGTACTGGATATTCACAAGCACCTGCTGTTATTATTTCTGGAGGTGGTGGTAGTGGTGCTATTGCAGAGGCAAGTATTAAGAATGGTAGATTAGATACTATTATTGTTAAAGATCCAGGTGCAGGTTATTCATCAACTCCTGCAGTTAACTTAAGATCATCATTCAACTATGTTGTTAACCTTGACTTAGGATTACTACAGTTTGCTTTCCCACATGGTATTGCAAATGGATCTGAAATAACATTGAATGTTGTTGATACTGGAGATGGTGCTCAATACCCTCTATCTGCAGGTGCTGTTGGTAGATTGAATGGAAGCACAACTTACTATGCTATTACTGGTGCTGCAAACTCATTAGAAAATGATCAGTTAAAGATTGCTATTACTGCTGCTAACGCAAACTTAGGTGATGCATTATCATTTGTTAACGCAGGTACAGGTCGTCAACAAGTATTAACTGAATCATTCGGTGGTGCTGCTACTGCAAACGTTATTACATCAACATTCTTAGAAGGAGAACTTGTTTATCAAGGTGATTCTTTAGAAAACTCAACTGCCACTGGATATGTTTCAACTAACGCAGGTTGGCAGATTGGTCCTAGAGTTCTTAAGATTGTAGATTACAATGGTACATTTACACAAGGATCAAGAATTACTGGTGTGATTTCTAAGTCTTCTGGTATCATGTCTGATATTAAAGTTGCTACTGGTGTTTTAGAGATTGGTTCCATTACTAAAACTACTGGTCAATTTGTTGATGATGTTGGTAAACCATCTGAGATTATCCAAAAGATACAAGATAGTTACTATTATCAAGACTTCTCATATGCTGTCAAATCTGCTGTTTCTATTGGTGAGTGGAAAGAGATTCTAATCAAGAATGTTCACCCTGCATCATTCAAAGTATTTGGTGAGTTAGACCTAAATGATTATGGTTTCATTCCTAATAAAGAAACCGCATTCCAGTTAACTAAATCTGTTGAACTTGCTAGAGATGCGATTGTTCCTAACATCCAAAACTTTGCTCTTGTTGAACCTGTTTATTCTGAGTTTAATAATACTGAAGTTCTATTCCGTCAAAAACGTCTTACTTCTTCTGAGAACATTCTAACTTCTGTTGTACAAAGATTAGATGATATATCAAATCAGTTTGATGGTGAGAAAATATCATTCCCTCTAACTGTTGATGGTAACAACGTTGTTGCTAATGCTAACCAGTTAATGATTGTTCTTAATGGTGTTGTACAAACACCTGGAACTGCATTTGAACTTCAAGGTGATTCTATTGTATTCAGTGAACCACCACAACCTCCTGCAAGTATTAAGTATGTAAACGTTACTATAACTCAAGTTGCTACAAGGAGAATACAATTTGTTAATATTAGTGGTATCTTCCCAACCATAGGTATGGCACTAGTTGGTACAAGTTCTGGTTCAAGATTGACTGTAACATCTGTAGTTGGTAATGATATTTTCGGATTCATGACAACAGGATCTGAGTTTGTTGCAGGTGAACTGACTACTGTTGGTGCTACTGGTTTTGCTGCTAACGTTGCTGCTCAAGCGTCAGGTGGATTCAATGATGAAACATCTGGTCAATATTCTGTACCTAACATTGGATTATTTGTATTTGGTGAGAGTGTTTCTAACTTAACTGGTGACACTGCTAAAGTTGAACAAATAAACTTAGATGGTGCTACAACACCTCTTGCACAGTTACGTTATACTATTGGTGCTTCAACTACAACCATTGAGATGGTTAAGTACAAGATTGACAACTCAACTGCTGATGAACCAGTTGATGCAGGTACATTTGTTGCAGGTAAAAACTATCAGGTAGAATCAGAGATATTCTTAGTAAACAGTGTTACACAAAATAATGATTCAACAACTCTAGGTGTAACTAGAGCACAGAATGGTACAGCAGCAGTATCACATCAAGAAGATAATCCAATATACAGCACGGACATCGTAGTTACAGATAAACTAACATTAAGTAAAACTGCAGGTACATATCAGTCTACACCTGGATTATTTGATATTCAATTAAATGATTATATTGTTGGTGCACAATCTGGTGTAGTTGCTTTAGTAACACAGACATCTGCTTATCAAGATCCTACAACTCAGGAGTTTATCGGACAGGTCAATATATCTGAAGGTTCATCATTCTTTGGATTACTATTCAACAGAATTACATCTCAGACATATCCAAACGTTGTTCTTGATAACATTTCACAATCACAGATTGGTATAGTAGACTTTACTGATAATAATACTGCATTTGATAGTAGTTTCCCTGCTAATGAACAGGTTAACAACTATGTGATTCCTTATGATAATCTAACTGGCACATTCCAAGAGAATGAATATATCCGTAACTATAAGATTGATTATGGTAATAATAATGGTGACTTTACTGCAACAGAAGGTGCTAGAATCAGAAAACTAACAATCACTGACAGAATAGGTGATGGTATATTCCAAACTGGTCAAATTATTAGATCTAGAGATAGTAAAGCAGAAGTTGTTGGTTATAACCAAGCAAGAAATACAATCTATCTTGGTAAGATTGGTAGATCACAACGTGGTGGATTAGACTTCAACCCTCCAACATGGTATGGTGAAGCACAGATTGACACATCAACTAAAAAGTTTGGTCAAGGATCATTATTATTAGGTAGAGCAAATCATACTCATACATTTGTAAGTGGTGTTGCTAACGCAATCCAAGCATCAAATGGTGCTACATCTACTCACACTGCACAGGCAGGAACATCATATGATCCTGAGACAGGAACATTAGTTATCAATATTGGAACTCACAGTTTAACAACAAGTAATAAAGTTACTATTGCTGATGGAGGTTTGACATTTACATGTACTGCTGATAGTAATACAACAAATCATCCATATCCAAGATCTACTGACCCTGCATCTGGCACTGCATTAGACATCACTGCAGTAACCTCAGACACTATTACAGTTAGTGTTGGTGTTGCACAAGTTACATTAGATTACTTAAATGTAGATTCATCCAGTGATTTTGCATGGGGAACTGCTGCATTTACTATTGAACTTTATGTTAAGGCAGCAGCAGCGTCTATATCTGGTGTAGCAACCTTACTTGACTTTAGAACAACAGCAAATGATGTAGCAGGTCGTTTATACTTAAATGGTGGACAAGTTCGTTATAATGTCAATAACTCTGATCTAGTAACATCTGGTGCTACTGTTCTTGCTACAGATACTTGGACACATGTTGTTGTACAGAAAACTTCTACCACTGTTAAAATATTCCTAGATGGACAAGAAAGAGGAACTGGAACTGATAGTAGTAACTATGCAGCAAAACCATTAAGAGTTGGTGCGGATTATGCAGGAGCAAATGCATTCTTCGGACATCTTGACGAACTAAGATTGAGTGCAGAGAGTCGTTATTCTACAATACCATTCACTCCTCAGAATGGAATGTTCCAAGGTGATGCTAATACAAAATTATTATGGCATTTTGATGGTGCTGATAAACAGGTATTCTTAGAAGACTGGTCTGGTGCACCTGACTTTACTATCGATGAATATGTTAATAATGATGCTATCCGTGCAACTGCTAGGTTGATTGGTGGTGTTCATACATTTGTTTCTGCAACAACTAATGCAATCACTGTATCTGGTTCAAATAACTATACACCAACTGCTGCTGATTACGATGCAACAAATGGTCTATTAGAACTTACAATAGGATCTCATAGTCATACAACATCTGATACTGTTACGATTGCTGCTAACTCATTAACATTTACATGTACAAAAGATAATAACGCAACAAATCATACTTATCCAAGAGTAACAGATCCTTCTTATGGTAAAACCCTTGCTATCACTGCTGTTACAGGAGATACAATCACAGTTAATGTAGGTGTTGCAAGTAGAGGATTCAATCAGAAAACACACAGATATATTAACGCTGCAGATAATATAATATTAAACTACGATTACATTGCTAGAGAGGCAGTGTATATCATGAAGGAACGTTATCCATTCTTTACTGTTATTGGTGGAGCAGTTAACTGTGAAGATGATGTAAGAGATATTCTTAAGGCAATGGTTGAAGATCTTAGAAATGGATCTAACAGTCATACTTGGGATGCTGCTGCATTATATGTCAATAGAACTACTAATCCTATCACATTGTTACATGTATCAGATGATTTGAAAGAATCACTATACACATATGATATAGTAGAGAAATTGGTAAGATTTGTTATTAATAACGAACCTTGGTCTACATTAGGTGATCATGGATTGACTCAGAAGTTTGATACCACTATTACTGAATCAAACTATCTTACACAGTCTGTAACTCAGTTTACTCCATCAACTGCAACTTACAACCCTGCTACTGGTGACATGGTTGTTACTAGCACTGGACATGGATTAACAAGTGATACAAATCTCACTGCATCTAATGCAACTTATGATGCTGCTACTGGTATTTTAAATATTACCTCTAACAGTCATAATCTTGCAACTGGTGATAAGATTCAACTTGCTGATAACTCATTGACATTTACATGTTCAATGGACAGCAATGCTACAAACCATACCTATCCAAGAGCAAAAGACCCTGCTGCTCAAGGTTGGCAAGAAGTTACAAGAGTTGATGCTAATAACTTTACTATTGATGTTGGTAAGTCACCAATAGTAAATTATCAACCAGGAGCAGGGACAACTTATGATCCTGCAACTGGACTTCTTAAGATGTTCATTGGTGATCATAACTTAGCAGTCGGTACAAACATTAAGTTGACTGCTGATTCATTAACATTTACTTGTACAACTGATGGAAACACAGCACAGAAGACTTATCCTCGTGCTTCTGGTACAGGTGCAAATGCAGGAACTCCAGACCCTGCTTACAACACAGCACTAGCAATAGTTGCTGATGGTGTATCATCTACTGCCACAGGTGCAACTTATAATCCTGCTGATGGTGTTTTAGTTATTACTCAAAACTCTCATGGATTTGTTGTAGGTGATAAGATTAGGATTGCTGATAACTCACTATCCTTTACTTGTACAAAAGATGGTAACCATGAAACTAAAACATATCCTCGTTCAACTGATCCTTTCTCTGGCAGATGGTTAAGGATTACAGCGAAGACAGACAATACATTTACAGTTAATGTTGGTCCTTCTTCTGCTGCTGATCAATATGTTCATACATTCGTATCTGCTTCAGCAAACGGTATTATCAAACGAGATAATTCTATCACTGTCAATGTCGGCACCTCTTCGGACACCTCGGCACACACATTCGTTTCTGCAACTTCAAATGCAATCATAACAGGAGGTAACTATACTCATGCGTTTGTCTCTGCTACCACTAATGGCATCACTGTCTCTGGTGATTCTGTATTCCTTGCGGATGGTGCTATCTCATTCACTTGCTCCAAGGACGGTAATCAAAAGATTACTGCATACCCTAGAAAATCTGACCCTGCGTCTAAGCAAGTTCTTAAAATCTCTGCCCATACGAACGACACGTTCACGATCAACGTCGGCAAGTCTTCTGCTGATGATCAATACAGTCACACATTCTCTAGTGCGATAACTAATGGCATAACAAAATCTGAATACTCAACACAAGATTGTCAAGATGTACAATCTACAGTAGCAAACCTATTTGATATCATTACTGATACATTGACATTTGCATCACAATCACCTGCTGTAGATCATCTTGCAACTGTGACTAAATCAGAACCTGCATATGAGTTTGTTGGTGCAACAATAAATGCGTTCTCTGAAGTTCCATTAACAGTTGATTATCATAATGGTACAAATGATGTAATATACACAAATCAAATAGACACTGATGCTCGTGGTAGATTCCGTGATGCTGCTAACTTAATTCGTGCAAACAGAAGAGTTATCGTTGATAAGGCAGCATATGATATGTTACAAAGATATCCTGCTCTTGCATTGGATATGCCTAGAAATGCTAATGGTACATCTACAGATGGTACATTACGTTGTAAGACTGACTTAGGATTAATATTAGATGGATTGGCACAAGATATTGAAGATGGTGGTAATGATGGAATACTTACTGCTGTAGGTTTCTACATCGGTAACAATAGTGAGTTACGTTATATCCGTTTACAGGTTCATCAGTCTGCTTATGCACATGAAAGACTAGCATTCTATGCTAAACAAGCAGTTACAGGAGATCTAACTTATGATAATACTGATGGTATTATTGTTGGTGATTGGGGTATAACAAATGATGCAGGTGGATGTGCCAATGTCAAGACTGCAATCGATACTCTTATTGCATTACTCAATGATATTATTGCTCCGACCTCTGCTGATTTCAATACTGCTGCTGACAGATTATACTTTAACAGAGAATATATTAGAGAAGAGATAACTGGTTTAATGTCCACAGAGTTTACATATCTGTTGAACAATGTACAGTTCCAAGCATTCCAGTTTCCAGGTGGTGCATTAGGTGAATCAACATTCCAACAATCTCTTGAAGATATAATCATTGGTGGAATATCTGACTTACAAACTGGTGGTAATGATAGTATTATTTTAGAGATTGAGAAGTTCCTTACTTCTGCTTTAGAATACAACTATACCACTAATGGAGTTGAACAAATATTACTTGCGACTGTTTATGGTGTTGAACAACTTGAAACTATTGGATTAAAAGCAATAGATAATTTACTATATGGAACTAATGAAAACACTGGTGGCACAGCAGGTGCGTACAGTGCATTACATACACAGAGAACTGGAGTTCGTGATGCATTATCATTAAGTGATGCCATATCAGTTAAAAATAGATGGAAAGAATTAATAGAGTTTGCAGTCAATATACTTTCACCTGCTAGAAAGGTTGGTAGAAGTGCTTCTAAGAATATTCTTTATAATCAGAACTACTATCTACAAGAAATACAAACACAAACTCTTGCTCAGTTTGGTGCAGGTTCATGGACTTATGATTCATTTGTAACTGATATCGTTGAGGATGTTATACACGATCTTCAAACAACAAATATTAGAGATAATACAACTGCATATCAAATCACTATTCAAAGTGTAAGTGCAACTGATTTCCAAGTTGGAGAAGTTGTTAGGTCTAATGTTGGAGGATATGCATCTGTATTAGAGTTTGATCCTGATACTAACCTCTTCGTTGTAGGTCCGTTTACAGGGACTGCATGGGTTGCAGGTAATACATTGACAGGTAAGACATCTGGTGCAACTGCTACTATTTCTAGTGGTGGAGTTGGTTCTGCGTATACTTGGTATCTTAATGTTGGAAATACAAGAACTCTTGCTAATGCTAGAACAATAACATCTACAGTTGCAGGTCAGGTTGCAGGTACAAACCTCTGGACAAATCCAGAAGCATATGCAGTCAACTGGACACCTACAACTAATGTAACAATAACAGATAACGTTTCAACTCTTGCTCCTGATGAAACGCAAACTGCAGAAGATGTAACACCTAATAATGGTCAGAATGGTCAACATGAAATTAATAGAGATTACAGTCTAACTGCGTTTGAGACATTTGACTCTGGTACAACTACATTCGATAATAACACAGAAACATTCGATACTGGTGCTGTTGGATTAGATGAAACTCAAACATTTACATTCTCAGCATTTGTTAAGGAATCTGGATCACAAGGAGTCAGATTCCAAATGCAACTTGATCCAGGTGGCGCAGGTGAACAGAATGTATTCTTTGATCTTAATCTTACAACTGGCACAACAAGCACAGTCTTTACACCTCAAGGTGGTATTACTGCTCAAGCATTTGGTGCAATACCTCTTGGAAACGGTTGGTTTAGATGCTTTATTACTGCAAGATTCTCCTTTGGATTTACAACTCTAAGATCTAAGTTCATTATTAAGAGTGGAAGTGGAAGTAGTGTTTGGACTGGTGATGGTTCTACTGGTATTCTTGTTTGGGGTGCTAAACTTACTAAGAATGATCTTGATCCATATCAAGCACAGAGTGGTAAATTATTCTACGCTGATACTGGATTTAACACTAAGAACTTTATTCTTGATTTGCTAGAAACATATATGTTGGCATCTCTTGATGGCACACTCACATCTCCTGCTACAAACTCTGGTTTCTATTCATTCTATGATAGCACTGCTGCATCAGACTACACTAAAGATTCTGTTGCTGCAGTCGTCAGATACTTGATAGGCATTATTAGAACTCAGTTTACAGATGATACATCATACATACAACTTACAACAAATAGAAATATACAACTTCCAACCAAGGTATTCACAACTGGAAGAACTATACCAGTTGCTATCAAGGGTGGAGCAAATAATGCTGATTATGTTTATGGTTTATTGAGTAACTCATATGCTGAGATTGAGAATATAACTTTAAATGAAGGTTTAGTTGTTCAAGTTTATTCAAGATTTAGAATAGACGGTAACATCACAGATGGTCCTTACACAATGAATGAAGTTGTTGCTAAACAGGGTGCTCCATCTGTAACTGGTGTTGTTTACGGATTCTTTGAAGATGAGAACTTTAAGTATCTTGATGTTAAGGTGACTGCAGGTCCTTGGGCAATATCAGATAACGTTGTTGGTGCAACTAACTCTACTACTGCTCAGATTAGTGCTATTGAAACTCGTGTTCATATCATTGATCTTAAGGGTGACTTTGTTGCTGACATTCCATTTAAGGGTTATACATCTGGTGCAACTGCACAACCAACATCATTCTTGAAAGCACAAGCAGCAGTTACAGATAACACAGGTGGTAAACTTACTGTTGACACTGAATCACTATTAGGAACATTTGAAACTACTGCTGTTGTATATCCAGAATCTTCTAGACAATACATCGTGGTAAGTAAGTATGCAGGTCTTGATATTGGTGTTGGTGATAGAATCGCATCAAGAGGTTATAAGAGATTTGGTATTAATATTATCAGTAATCTTAACAACTTCTCAGTTGGTAATAGACTTTATAAGGTTGTATCTGGTGTTCAAGATTCTGCCACATACGGTATCATTACTGATGTAGATATTGCAAATAATTACATCTACATGATTGAGTATCAAGGAACATTTACTAATGGTGATACTGTTGGTGATTATGGTTTAGCAGCATCATTCCCAGTTGGATATGCTACTATATCAACTATAGTTACAACTGCAGGTGCAGGTGCTGCTCTTGTACAAGACGTTCGTGTTGATGGTATTAACAAGCGTCTATACTTAAGTGATGTTACAGGATCATTTGGTGTCAGAGATGCTATCAAAGGACCTGATTCATACGGTGCTGTTATATTCTCACAAGTTGATCTTAAGGCAAGAGTTAAGAGATCATTTAAAGGATTTGATGGAACTACAACAAACTTCCCACTCACTATTACAAACGGTACTACATACCTTCCAGATCCCGCAGGACACCTCTTAATATTCATTAATGGTATATTACAACCACCAGGTGCAAGTAACGCATATACAGCGTTCTCCAACCAGATTCAGTTTACTGAACCACCAGATTTGGGTGCATCATTTACTGGATTCTATATTGGTAAACTAAGACAGTTAGATGATATTTCATTCGAGTTTGACTCATTGAGACAGTCATTCAACTTGAAACGTAACGATGTGTTCTACTCTTTGACATTGACTGAAGGTGTACAGTCTAGTGTGATAAGACCTGAGAACAATATTATTTGTTCACTCAACGGTGTTATCCAAGAACCTGGAGTTGGTTTTGAGATTGTTGGTTCTAGAATCATCTTCTCTGAAGTTCCTAGATTTGGATCAACATTTGTTGCCTTCTCATATGTTGGTTCTGAAGCAGACGTTGACGCTGCTGAAGTTGTACCTCCAATCGAACCAGGTGACTTTATTGATATACAAGGTGAAACATCAGATAGAGAAGTTGCTGTTATTGAATCATCAAACTCTCTAATCACATTTGATTATCTTGGATCTGTATTTGGTCAGAAAGCAACTGCAACTGCAGTCTTGACATCTGGATTTATTGATCAGGTTCAAGTTACTAACGGTGGTTCTGGATACACAACTAGACCAACTGTTAGAATAGACTCCATCTCAGGATTTGATGGAAACATCCGTGCACTAGTTGGTGTTGCAGGTGTTGAACTCAGTGCAAGTGGTACTGGATACCAAAATCCTGCTATCAATGTTGAGACTACCGTACCTGATGACTGGACTGCTCCAGATATATCAACTTACGGAGAGGAGTTGGTAGACCCCGAAACCCCATAAATAACTAAAAATTGTATCAGCGATGGCCAAGCAAACGATAGGTCTTGGATCTGCTGCTAACGACAACACGGGTGATACCCTGAGAGTCGGAGGCGATAAGGTCAATGACAACTTTAATGAAATATATACTGCCCTAGGAAATGGTACGACACTTACTGTCGATACCACAAACCCTGCTGTGGGACAAGTATTAAGATATAACGGTGCCACATTCCTGCCTTCAGATTACACTAACCTGACTGCAGCATTAGATGTAAATGGAAACTCTATAGTTTCTTCAAGTAACGGTAATATAGCGGTAGCAACAAATGGATCAGGAGATTTAACATTATCAGCAGGTGGCGTAACATCAATATTCAAAGGTACAAAGGCAGCACCAAACGCTGCAGAAAGTGGGACAATTATATTTCCAACATCAATAACATATGACAATGAATATAGTACACTAGCAGGAGCACCTGCAGTTGGAACTTATAGAGGTTACTTCTTTACAGTCAGTGGTGATGATAATCCATATGTAAATATGAATATCACTGCAGGTGGTGTAGGTAACTCTCAAGTAAAACTATTGACTGAAAGATCTAGTGTTAACATGCTATCTGATGTTGATACGACTACAACACCCCCTAATAATGATCAAGTTTTAAAATGGAACACATCTAGTGGCAAATGGTTACCTGCTGATGATGCTGCAGGTATTGGTAGTATAAACGTATTCGCATCTGTTGCAGGTGACACAGGATCTACAACTGCTAACAGTCAGACAGATACACTGACTATTGCAGGTGGTACCAATATTACTACTGCAGTTTCTGGAGACACTGTAACGGTGAACTTCTCTGGAACTTTGACAACAACACTTGCTGCTCTAACTGATACAAATACATCAGGTCTAACTCAAGGTGATATGTTGTATTGGTCAGGATCTGAGTGGATTCCCACTCCTACAACTGGACCAATCATATGGTATGAGATAGGTGCACCTGTAGAGAATGCTAGTAACGACTTCCTAATCAGTGGACCTGGTCTTCCTGCAGGGGAAAACCGTGACCCAACATTATATGTGCATAGAGGATTTACTTATGCATTTGACAATAGTGTTGAAGGAGGTGGACACCCATTTAGGATTCAATCAACACAGGGTTTATCTGGCACACCATATACCACAGGACAAACTGGTAGTATAAGTTCAATCTTATATTGGACTGTACCTTTTGATGCTCCATCAACTCTTTATTATCAGTGTACACTCCATGCTGCAATGCAAGGAACTATTAATGTAGTATCATAACTAAATGGCAAGAGACGTTCCAGGATCAGGCGCAGTCATTGAACCAATCTTTGATGAAGTATTTGGAGTTCGTGCTGTAAAAGTAATAAATGGAGGATCAGGTTATAATCAATCTGATCCACCTAGACTTACTGTGACTGGATGTGGTACACCTGATGTAGAGGCATTATTATATCCAATCATTGATGATGGTGCAGGACAGATAATCCATGTAAGAGTTTTAAATAGAGGAAGAGGATATGATCCGTTACGTTTGCAGATCATTCCTGAGCAAGAAACACCAAACGTAGTAGATTCATTTGATTTTAATAGAATATGGCAAGGTCATCCTAACTCACCAACAACAGGAACCTTTGCTACATCTGGTACAGTAAAGACTGACAGATTAACAATAGTATCTGATAATCATCCTAAACCATCTCAAATATTTCCAACTGAGTATCAACCAGGTGGAGCAACTACAATTCTTGATAGAACTTTTAATCAAGAGTTTGTATTTCGTGGTGGTAAAGATGTTCCAAATCCAGGTACAAGACAGTTTTCAACTAATCAGGCAGTTGGTATATTAGCAAATGGTGGTCTATTACATACTGCTGATTGGGGTACAGCAGGTGGTGCACCTACAAACTTACCTATTGATGTTATAAAATATAACTACATCAAAAATACAAACCTATATGATGCAATATTAGATAATCAAGTATATTATTATCATACAAGTAAAACTCTAGAAGAGTTCAAACTTGCAAATGGTGTATTTGAATGGGGACTTCAAGAACAGTTTACATGGACTGTTAAGACTGAACTTGATAATGTAATGTTAATAGTTGATTCTGTAGATGAAACTCTAGGTAATGTAGAAGTAGGTAGAATAGTAGATGAGGTGGCAGGGACTGCAAGAGGAACTATTGCGAAGGTTGTTAGAAATAATTTAAATGTTATAACTAGAGTATACTTGAGAGACACGAGTGGTGGTGCTTTTCAAGATCAAGATCTATGCCTAGGTTCAAATGGATTTAAGTTTCGAGTGGCAAGTGATCCTATCACTTTCCCTAATGGTCTGTTTTATATCGAGTTTGGTGCTGATGCATCAGAGTTTGGTAATTTTACGCCAGGTCAATTCTACCTTGCTCCAGAAAATATTAAAGTTAAGAAAAACTACCTCATAATATGGGATCAAGCAGATAGTTCAAATAGTTCTCATCCTATGCAGTTCTCTACAACTGCTGATGGTACACTAAATGGCGGAACATTATATTACAATAGCACAGGTTCTTCTGCTACTATATCTACTGTTAATATTGCAGTAACGATAGGTGTAGATAGTGTTGCAGGACAATCTACGGGCGTATATTATTTTGATGGCGTTGAAAAACCTGCCAACTATGCTTTAGTAAGAGGTTCAACTTATATCTTTGATCAGTCAGATAATAGTAACGAAGTATATGGTGGAGCAAATCATCCATTAATGTTTAGTACTGGACCTGGTGGAGATCACGGTGGTCATGGTCATTATATGAATGGTGTTACTTATAAGTTGGATGGATCTGTTGTTTCTATGGCAGCATATGTTAGCGGATTTAATGCTGCTACAAGTCGCACAGTTACATGGACTGTACCTACCAGTGCACCTTCAACAATGTATTATTGGTGTCATTATCATACAGGACAAGGTAATAGTTTCACTGTTACTTCTCCTCCTGCTCATGCTGCAGATTATGAAAATTCATTAAGACCAATATTCATAATGAATGCTGATGAGACACAAAAAATATATTACTATTGTGGTAATCATCGTTATATGTCAGGATATTCTGGCGATGAAGGTTATATGATCTTGGATACCTCAACTGACGATGATGATGACGTTAATATGAATACATACTATGTCGAGGATTTTTATGGTACTGCAAATGCAGGAACATTAGATTATTCTAGACATACTGATGGTCACTCCAAGATTATTGGGATGTCCTTTGATGGATATCCAATATACGGACCTTGGGGATATAATTCTTCTGGCACAGTAGCAAGGGAAACTTCTAGTTATAGATTAAGAACCACTGCTGAGTTACAAGGTGCTAGACCGATTGTAAACACTGCAGGTACAGAAACTTATACAGTTACTATTGCAGGTGGTCAGTTTACATTCAATGGATCATCACCTGAGTTTTTGAATCTGAAAAGAGGAAGAACGTATATATTCAACCAAGACGACGCAAGTAATACAGGGTCGAATCATATACTTATTTCTACGCAAACAGATGGTTGGCATTCAAATAATCCAGTAGTTATTGGTTTAGAATCAGTCTTGTATTCGGGTCAAGGCATATCATATCAGATCAATGGCAGTAACGTTACATATCAACAATATCTGAGTTTATTTAATGGAGCAACAACCAGAGGCATAACATTTACAGTTCCTGTAGATGCACCTAGCGTCCTATATCTTTTTGGATACATTTCCTCAGGTCATGGTCTAAGACTTGTTAACGATGGTTATATTCTTGGAGACCTCACATCAGATTACATTTATGATTCTAGTGTAGGAACTTTAGATGAATATAATGGTAAGTTTGGAGTAACGCCAGAGTATCCTAATGGAACTTATGCATACTTTATGACAGAGAATGCTATGGGTATGCCTACATATCCATATGCCATAGGTCCCAAGTATTATGGCGTTCCTTTGTTTGAAGGAGATACAGTTCCTGCACAACCTACTGTATTCCCATCACTAGCAACAGGTGATGTTGTATTAAACCCTAACGGATCAGTATCTTATGTTAAGATGACTGTAAAGGGTGATAACTATTTTGGTCCTGCAAAAGCAAAAATTCTTGGTGGAGAAGGATCTGGTGCATTAGGAACTCCTACTGTTCAGACTGTTACTGGTCTATCTCTACTCAATCAAGGTAGAAACTATGCTACTCCTCCAACACTCATCTTTGAAGGTGGTGGTGGACAAGGTGCACAGGGTGCTGCTGAGATTGATACTCTAGGTAAAGTTACATCTGTCAATATTGTAAATCCAGGTGAGTTTTATCAAGAAGAACCTTATATTCTCATAACTGGTGGTGGAGGTATAGGTGCAAAAGCAGAAGCAACTATATCACAGGGTGCTATCACAGGTATTAATATCACTGATCCAGGTGAAGGATACACCTCAGTTCCAAACATTATATTCACAAAACTTGTAAATCTTAAACGTAAGACTAGAGCAAGACAGGCATTTAACTCATCTGCAATATACCTTACAGGTCTTGTCAAAGATGTTACCGCAAATGATACAAACATATATGTTGACTCTACAGATGCATATCCTGGTTCTGGTCAAATAATAATCAATAGAGAAACTATAACATACACTGCTAAGAGTGCAGGTAGATTTAGCGGTTTAACTCGTGGTGTAAACTTTAACTATGATCAGAGAGTCGTACTTGATGCTAACCAGAACGATACTACCACTGGTATATCAAACTATAAGTTCAATGTTGGTGACAGAGTTATACGTCGTGTTGAGAGTGCAAATAATAAAGTTGCTAAAGTATATGACTGGAACTCTTCAACCAGAGAACTTCTTGTTACATTTGAAGTTGATGAACTAGCATTTATCGATGGTGGTAGAGCAGCAACTGAAGATGCTATTGTTCAGTTTGATGCAGGTGTTGCTGCTTCTTCTGGTGCAGGTATTTTACCACACACTGTTATTGATTCACCTGGTAATAGTATTACAACATTGACAGATCCTATCGGAACGTTAACAGATAAAGATTTTGAAGATGATGATGAAAACTCTGGAGCAGGAGATGGTATACCTGATCTAATCAATACTAATACAGACTTTGCTGGCCAAATTAGTCTTGATGGTGGTATATACAGTTCACTTTATGGTATTGAAGAAACCCAAGGTGGTACAAACACAACCCTATTCCAAGTTGGTGATAGTATCAAGGATGGTGACATACCATTTAAGTATGCAACAGTCACCTCTGCAGGTGGACTTGCAGACGGTGCAGCACACAGTGCAGTGATAAATATCACATTAGACATATCAGCAGGTACAACTACAAACTATCAAACGAATGAAGTTGTAACTGGTGCTATTTCTGGAGTTCAAGCAACAGTTGTTTCATGGAATAATCAAACTGGTGTATTACAAGTCAAAGATATAGTTCCATATAACACAAATAATGTTAACATTGGTATCGGTGGATTACTCTATGAGTTCTCCCAAAATAGCAGTGTGATTGATTTTATTATTGCAAATCCTGGAACTAACTATACTGGAGTCCCAACAATAGCAATAGAAAATACAGGAGATATACAGGCAACTGGTACTGTAGTTATGACGACTGCAGGAGACCAAGTTGCATCAATCACCATTAATAATGGAGGGTATGGAATCCCTCAAACAGTAGATGGCACCTATGCTTTACACCCAACTATAACATTTACAAATGCGAGTGGAGATACTACAGGTGCAAATGCTGCAGCACAAGCAGTATTAGGTGGAGAGAATCTTGTAGGTAACGGTGGAGCAACTTATAGGATTAAGAGCATTGAATATCTTACAACTGTTCGCTCGTAACTACGATAAATAAACAGGAGGACAATAGTACCTAACAATGGCAGCCTTATTAACGGATCAGTTTAGAATTTTTTCTGCGAAAAAGTTTATTAAAGCATTAGAAGGTCCTGACTCAACTCAATCTGACACAGTTGCAGGTGCAACGAGAGATCGTTTGTATCTGTTTATTGGTAGACCACAACCGTGGGATAATGAAAACTCACCGCCTCAAGCGGTAGACTCATTCTCTGAGTTCTCAGGTTCATATGACGACATGGTATCGATGAAGCGTGTACTTGCTTCTGATACTGTGCAAGTTTGTCGTAGAATTGACTGGGTATCCCCAGAACAAACTACTGGTGGACTTGGTTTCACTTACGACATGTACAGACATGATTATAGTCCCTCCAAAACTGCTGCCTCTGGTGCGACTAAACTTTATGACTCTGACTTCTATGTTGTAAACTCTCAATATCAAGTATACAAATGCATCTATAATGGAACATCTCCGTCCGATCCAAATGGTAAACCTTCTACTGTCGAGCCTACTGGTACTAGTACTAGCATCATTACTACTGGTGATGGGTATCGTTGGAAGTACATGTACACTATTCCAGTTGCAAGCGTTCTTAAGTTTTTCTCGAACGATTACATGCCAGTATTCACCAACACTGCTGTTCAAACAAACGCAGTATCAGGTGAAGTCGATACTGTTGTTATTAACGCTGCAGGGTCTGGGTACAACAATGGTACTTACGACAACGTAGCAATAAACGGTGACGGAACTGGTGGTCGTGTATCAATCGTTGTTGACGGTGGTAAAGTTATCTCTGCTACTGTGACATCTGGTGGTACTGGATACACATTTGGTAAAATCACTGTTGATAATATCACTGGTATTGGTACTGGTACTGGTGGACAAGTTGATGTTATTATGCCTCCTCCTGGTGGGCACGGTGCTGATGCTGTTACTGAGATCGGTGCATTTAGGGTTATGATCAACGCCAAACTCTCATATGATGAGGGTGCAGGTGACTTCCCTGTTGATAACGACTATCGTCGTATAGGTCTTATCACAAACCCACTTAAATTTGGTACATCGGAACTTATCTCTGACTTGACGATCTCTGCTGCTAAAGCAGTTATCTTCTCTCCTACATTCCAAGGTAACTATGTTCCAGATGAAATTATTACACAATCACGAGTCGTTGGTGGTACAACAGTTACTGCTAGAGGTCGTGTTATATCATGGAATGCTACAACAAAAGTTTTGAAATATTATCAGAACTCAGTTGATGGTATATTTCCAGAAGTTACAGGTACACAGAATGAGTTTGATGGTTCTAACGTAGTCAGTGGTGCAACCTCTGGTGCTGCGGGACAACCTGATGTAAACTTCCCTGCTGTTCCAAACTCATCTTCTAGAACTATTAACAACACAGAATATGACTTAGGTATGAAGTTCAACAATGGTTATGCAAAACCAGAAGTTGCTTCAAACTCTGGTGACGTTGTGTACATAGATAATAGAAGATCAATCAGTCGTGCAAACGACCAAGTAGAAGACATCAAAATCGTAATCGAGTTCTAATGGCACAAAATACCAACCTAAACGTCACACCATATTACGACGACTATGATAAAACGAAAAACTTTTATCGAGTGCTATTTCGTCCTGGATTCCCAATCCAAGCGAGAGAACTTACTACCATGCAGTCTATACTGCAGAATCAGGTAGAGAACGTTGGATCACACCTGTTCAAAGATGGATCAATGGTCATTCCTGGTCAGGTTGGTTATGATCTAAATGTTGATGCTATCCAGTTACAAGAATCATTTTTGGGTGCTGATGTAGAGAACTATCGTGCTCAGTTAAATGATAAGATCATTACTGGTCTTACATCTGGTGTAAAGGCAAAAGTATTATTCAGTATATCAGCAGCAGAATCAAATAAAGGTTATATCACAATTTACGTTAAGTATATTGAATCAGGTGGTACAAATAATAATCAAGAAACATTTTCAAATAATGAACAGTTAATAACAGATACAGAAATAACATTTGGTACAACTTTGATTGAAGTTGGATCACCATTTGCACAACTACTTCCTACTGCTGCATTACAACAAGGTTCTGTGGCATACATACAAGACGGTGTTTATTTCATCAGAGGATTCTTTGTTGATGTACAATATCAATACTTACTATTAGATCAGTATGGAAGCAACCCCTCCTATCGTATCGGACTTGATATTCAAGAATCCATTATTACTCCAGAGGATGACCTTAGTCTCAACGATAACGCTGCAGGAACATCTAACTATGCTGCTCCTGGTTCTCATAGATTTAGAATCACCACGAGACTAGTTAAGAAACTACTTACAGACGATGCTGATAAAGACTTCCTAGAACTATTAAGAATCAACAACAGTAAAGTTGAAAAACTTGTTGATAGAAGTGCATATGATGAACTAGAAAGAACAATAGCAATCAGAACATTTGAAGAGTCTGGTGATTATGTTGTAAAAGATTTTGGTATCACAATGAGAGAAAATCTTGATGATGGTTTTAATAATGGTGTGTATGAAGCAGGTACTACAACTTCAAGTGGTGATACTGCTGCAGAGAGATTATATTCAGTAGAGTTCGGACCTGGTACTGCATATGTAAGAGGATATAGAGTTAAGACATTATCACCAACATATGTTGACTTAGAAAAACCAAGAGACACACAGTCAGCACAAAATACTATCATACCATTTGAGATGGGTAATGATATTATTGTAACTAACGTTTATGGTTTTCCTAATGCAACTGGATCTACATTATCAAATGCATATCAAACTATCGAACTAAGAGATGATTTCACATCATCTGGTGGTAGTCAGGCAGGTAACCTTGTAGGTTTTGCAAGAGTTGCTGCTATGGAGCATACATCAGACGGTGACGATACAACCTTTGGTAATGCTGATGACACATATAGAATGAATCTATTTGATGTACAGATGTTTACTGTCATTGAGTTAGCAACTGCACAGACTATAGATTTAGGATCACTATTGGTTGGTCAAACATCTGGTGCTAGAGGATATCTTGTAAATGCTTTGAGTTCTTCTGATCATGCTACATTATATGGTGTAGAAGGAACATTTGTTGTTGGTGAAATGATATTAGTTGATGGTTTAAACAAAGATACTATTGAAGTTGTACATTCATATTCTTTCTCAGATACAAGACAACTTTTAGCAAGAGATGAAAATTCAAATACTGTAGAATTTACTTCTGACATTATACTTAATGATAATGTAGGAGTTCAAGGTTCACAGTTTACTTATGATGCAGCAAGTGGTAACGAAAAAATTACTGGTTTACAATCAAACTTTGCTTTAGATCTAAAACCTGGTGACAAAATATTATTCAGTGCAACTAAGTTTGTTACTGTAGATAAAGTTAACCCTGCTAGTTTGACTGGTAGTCAAAACTCTACTATCTTTGATTATGCTGCACAAACAGTAAATGTAACTCCTGGCGCAGGAAGTGCTGCTCCATCTGCAGGAGATTATACTGCGTTACTAAGACAACGTGCTAAGTTGAATAATCTTGATAATGCTGATCTTCTTAGTGCAATGCCTAAGAAATATATTAAGAGTATATCTGATGAATCTATGATTGTCAGAAGAACATTTGATGCTAGATCAGTTGCTTCAAACTCAATATCAATCACTCTTCCTGCTAACGAGCAGTTCCAATCTATCTCTGATGAAAACTACACAATCACAGTTCTTGCAGGTTCAAACTCTACTCATCCAGTTGGAGATCAAATCACTATCAATACTACCAATAGTAGTGCTATTGGTTATACCACGTTCACCTCTGCTGATAGAACTACTATCCAGATTGAGAACTTAACAAGTATTACTTCTGTTAAAGTTACTGCGACAATATCTAAGAACGTTACAACTAAGAAAACAAAAGCAGGACAACAGATGTTTGTTATCAAGGTTAACAAAACAATCGAAGACCTTGATAAGCAAAACTATGGTTTAGTATATTCAAACTTATATGGAACTAGAGTACAAGATAGGGATTTATCTCTTGGACTTGTAGATTCATATAGATTACATGCTGTTTATGAATCACTTGATGATAATGATCCAGTAGTACCAAGTGTAACTTTGGTAGAACCCACTTTCTTTGCTACAGGAACTATCGTAACAGGTAGAACTTCTAAAGCAAGAGCAAAAGTAGTTGCTTTCAGTTCTGGAACATTGAAGTTAAGTCTTGTTTACATTAGTGGCAAATTATTAGCAGGTGAAACTATTGATGGATTTGATAGTACAAACACTGCGATCAGTGCTATTATTAATGACTCTGCAGGATCTGTTATTGATGGATCAAAAGTTATTACAGACAACTACTTCCTAGAAGTTGCACAAACAAACTTCATGTACGATCAGTCAAGAATTGTTCGTAAGAAAGGTGTATCAACACCAATCAGAAAACTATTAATGGTTGTTGATTACTATACACACTCTGCAACTGGTGATTACTTTGGTGGTCAATCGTATCTTGATACATCTTATGGTGATATTCCATTCTTCGGTGTAAAATATCTTGCAGATTATCTAGACTTTAGACCTTCATGTAAAAATCTTTTCAGTGGAACTGGATCTGTTGCATCTCCTGCATTTGTAAACTGCTCAACATTTGACTTCAAATCAAGAGTATTCAATGTATCAGGTACACCAAATGCTACTGTATTTGATATACCAAAACTTAATAGTAACTTCCGTGCAGACTTTGATTGGTTCCTACCTAGAATCGATAAAGCATTCATAACACCTGCAGGTGAGTTCCAATTAGTTAAAGGTAAATCTGCTGAGTCACCTCAAGAACCTGATGATTTAAAAGATGGTATGCTTTTAGCAACCATGTCACATAAACCATATGGTTTTGATGCAGAATCTGATGTAGTTATCACTAGATCAGATAACAAACGTTATACCATGAGAGATATTGGTGGTCTTGAACGTAGATTAGATCAGGTTGAATACTATACATCACTCAATATGCTTGAGTCTGATACCTTTAACACTAAAATTATTGACGTTGATGGTAAAGACAGACTTAAAAATGGATTTATTGTTGATGATTTTTCTGATCATAGTAAATCTCAGACATCACATGAAGATTTCTCTGCTGCATTATCATTTGCAGATGGTCAAGCACATCCTTCTCACTATACAACTAACGTTCCATTACAAGTTAATACAACAGTATCTCAAAACTATCAGCAAACAGGTCCTTGTATAACTCTACCATATTCTGAGATAACAATCATTGAACAACCATATGCTTCTAGAGTTGAGAACATTAACCCATTCAACGTATTTACTTACATTGGACGTGTTGATCTTACTCCTGCATCTGATGACTGGTTAGAAACTCAAAGACTTCCTGCTAATGTTCAGCAAGTTGAAGGTGATTTCAGAGCAGTATCTTCTGAACTTAGAGTTGATCAAAATGGTTTTGCTCCTATTCAGTGGGGTGCATGGAGAGATCAGTGGACAACATCTAGAGTTGTTGCAAGTACAACTACAAGAAATACTTTCTGGTTAGCAGAAGATATCGGTAGATCACCTAGACCTGATGTATGGAGTGGTCGTGGTATGCGTCGTGTTAATAGAGAAGAAACTATTGCAACTACAACTAGACAAACAAGAAGTGGTGTTAGAACAAGAGTTATTCCTAGAATTGATAGACAGTCACTAGGAGATAGTGTCATATCTGCTACACAGATTCCTTGGATCAGATCTAGAAACGTTAAAGTTAATGTTGAAAGACTAAAACCAAGAACTCGTTTTTATTCATTCTTTGATGGTAGAAAAGTTACTGATTATCATACACCAAAACTAATCGAACTTATTAAAAACCCATCTACGGATGCTCGTACAAACTCTACTCCATTCATTCCAGGTGAGACTGTAAGAGGTCAAACTAGTGGATGTGTTCTAAAGGTAGCAGCACCTAATGATTTGTATGAGTTTAACCCATATGATGATACAGCAATGCCTACATCATATGCTTCAACTACAGCAATCTTAAATATCAACACTGATGATCTTGCTACACAAGCAGTCGGTTCTTTCTATGGTAATGTTCAAGTTGGTGAAGTATTAGTTGCTGACTCTGGTGCAAGAGCAGTTGTTAAAGATCGTAGATTGATATCTGACCGTTTCGGTAAGATGGGTGCATCATTCTTTATACCTCCTGCATCTGTAGACACTAACCCACGTTGGGCAACTGGAACTAGAACTCTTAGATACTCAACATCTGATAGTGATTCTAGAATAGGTGGTGCAGTATCATCATCTGCTGAAGCAGAATATGAAGCAAGAGGTACATTGAACAGAGTTCGTGAAAACATTCTTGCTGTTAGAAACGCTGAAGTTGTTCGTGATACAGTTACACAAGAAAGAAACTTCAATACAATCAGAACTGAGACTAGACAGATTGGTTGGTATGACCCTCTTGCACAGTCATTTATTTCTGATGAAGAAGGTGGTGTGTTTATTACATCTGTAGAAGTTTACTTCAAAACTAAGGATGCTAACATTCCTGTTTCTATGCAGATTAGAACTATGGAAAATGGTTATCCAACAACAAGTATTCTACCATTCTCTGATGTAACTAAAGAACCTGCTGATATTCAGTTATCTGAGACTGCTGCAGTTGCAACTAAATTTACATTCAAAGCACCTGTTTATATTCCACAATCTATTGAACATTGTTTCGTTCTTCTATCTGACTCTAACACATATACGATTTGGATATCAAGGATGGGTGAGATTGATATTACTGGTGACAGAACTATATCTGAGCAACCATATGCAGGTGTTCTATTCAAATCACAGAACGCATCTACATGGACTGCAGACCAGTATGAAGATCTTAAGTTCAAAGTTAATAGAGCAGAATTTGTAAACACTGCTAGTTCTATAGTAACTTTAAATAATGCTCCTCTTGATATTGGTAATGGTGGTAAACTAAATCTAGCACAAGATCCAGTACAAACATTTTTACCAGAACAAGATTTACTTCTAAACTCAACTACTCTACCTTATACAGTTGGAGCAAGAATATATCAGAAGACAACTCTTGCACAAGGTACTATTGCTAAGAGAACTGATAATGCAGGTGGTGTAATATTAACAGTAAAAGATATTACTGGATCATTCCAAGCAGGTTCTAGCACTGGTGGTGTTATTACTCAAAGAATCGTCTCATCTAAAACAACTGCAACTATGGTTGTAAGTGGTGCATCTGGTGACTTCACAGTTGGAGAAACAATCACTGGTAACTCTGCTACTGCTCCTACTGCTGAAGTTGTAACTTGGACATCTGGTACAAATACACTAACACTAAGGTATGTTTCTACAGACTTTACTGCCTCGACTGAAACAATCACTGGTGGAACATCAACCGTGACTGCAACTGTAAGTTCTGTAACTTATGCAGGTGACGCTGTTGAAAGTAGTGCAGTATCTGATGCATTCCCAACTGCAACTCCAACATTCTCATCAAGTCAGAGAAAAGTAAGAATAGCACATAGTAATCACTGTATGCATAGTGCTTCTAATAATGTCATCATTACTGGCGTAACATCAGAAGTATCTCCAACATACTTGACTGCTGCTATATCAGCAACTGATACTACTGTAAACGTTAACGATGCTTCTGCATTCCACACAACTATTAATGGTAACACAATCAGTTCAACTGTAAAAGGTTATGCAAGAATCGTTAGTGATGCGGGAACTGAGGTTGTATCTTATACAGCAATATCAAATGACTTTAAAACTATAACTGTATCAGAGAGAGGACTAGATGGAACGACTGCAGTATCACACGTTGATGAATCAGTTGTTGAATGTTATAACCTTGACGGTATACCACTAATCGAGATTAACAAAACTCATACTGGTATATTAAATCCAACATTAGATAGTTATGAGATCTCTACAAGTTCTATTGCTAGACTTGGTATTAGATCTGGTGGAACAGGTGTTGTGGCAACACAGAACATTCAGTATGATATCTTAGTTCCTCAGATTGAAAGAATGCTATTACCACAAACAAATGTGACTGCAAGAATCAATGGTATAAGTGGTACATCAATCAATGATGGTCAAACAAGATTGCAAGAATCATTTGCAAATGATGGCATATTCTCTGATATAATATTGAGTGAAGATAATGCATTACTAGCACCTCAACTCATATGTTCAACGATTAATGAATCATCAGAACTATCTGGTGCAAAATCATTTAGATTGGATCTTACACTAACTAGTGGTAAGACTAATGTATCTCCAGTTCTTGATACAGATAGAATGTCAATGACAACTGTTATGAATAGGATTAATAATCCTGCTGATCCAAATACTGCGAAACTATCTACTGGTGATTTACATGATGCTGTTTATATTACTCGTGCTGCAAACCTTTCAAATCCCTCTGGTGCTATAAAGGTATTGTTTGCAGGATATCGCCCAAGAGACAGTTTCATAAAGGTACTATATAGAGTACGACCTACTGGATCTACAGATTCTATCGAAACATTCGGATTTGAGTTCTTCCCAGATTCCTCAGCATCCGTACCTGCAACTACAGAAAACGTAGTTTTCAGAGACTATGAATATGAAGTTTCTGGATTGAGTTTCGACCAGTATCAAATCAAGATTGTATTTGTTTCACCAAATCAATCTGCTACACCTATTATTGAAGACTTCAGAGCAATCGCTCTTGCTGTATAATGTATCAACCTGTAAAAGATCATCAAAACTGGTTTCGTGATTCACAAAGTGGATCATTTGACTGTGCTGATCAAGATACTTACACAAAGTATATGAGAGCACATGCAGCAAAGAAAAAAGCAGAAAAAGATTTTTCTACTTTACAAAAAGAAGTTGATGGGTTAAAATCAGATATGAGTGAGATAAAATCTCTCTTACTAACGTTAGTACAAAAAACATCATGACAACATCAGCACCTACAGAAACACCTGTAGAAAAAGTCTCACAAGATGAGATGCTTAAACAGTTCAAAGATCGATACGCATCATTGATTAAAGAGAATCAAGATCTATCAGCAAAGATCAAAGAAAACGAAGTGACTGCTTTAAAATTACAAGGAGCAATCGAGACTCTAGAGTATTATGGAGCAGCAACACCAGAACCAGAAACAGTACCAGAAACTCCAGAAATTACAGATTAGTTGAAGGGGGGTCTAGAACCCCCTTCTTTCTATCATAAATAACTTGGAAGTGTAATCCCTATAGAGTTATAACTCAAAAATGGCAAATAGAATTCAGTTAAGAAGAGGTGGTGCTCAGGAGTGGGCAAACTCTAACCCAACCCTTGCACAGGGTGAACTTGGCATCGAACTTGATACTGGAAGGTTCAAGATTGGTGACGGTGTAACCGCGTGGAATACTTTAACTTATGAGAGACCTGTTGAATCTACATCTAATACTGCAAATACATTAGTACAAAGGGATGCTGATGGTAACTTTGCAGCAGGTACGATTACTGCAACTGTCATAGGTAACGCTTCTACTTCTTCACGTCTTGCTTCTACTCGTCAAGTCCAACTTTCTAGTGATGTACTAGGAACTGGTGTATTTGATGGATCACAAAACTTAAACTTAGTTTCTTCATTAGCACTTCAATCAACATTACCTCACTATGATGGTTCTGCATCTGCTACAGGAACCTATACTAAGGTAACAGTCGATGCTAAAGGTAGAATAATAAATGCTGAAAACCCAACAACACTTGCTGCATATGGATTGAATGGAACTGTAGAAGGTTCATCTGCACAACCATATGACTTAGACCTTGTTGCAATCGCAGGTCTTACTACTACAGGTTTGATATCAAGAACCTCTGGTGGTGCAATGTCAACCAGAACTATTACTGGAACGTCTGGAAATATATCGGTAAACGACGGTGGTGGTATCAACGGTAACCCAACTATTGATATTATCACAACTGCTGTTACAGCAGGTAACTATAATACGGAATCCCTGACATCTGTATCAGGTGCAGGTGGAAACGGTGAACCCTTTGGTACACCTACGGTTAACGCTGTTAAGTTCACTGTAGATGACCGTGGTAGACTAACAAGTGCCACAAACGTACCAATCGCTACTGCTGCTGAGGGCAGTAAGTATGCTACCTATAGTGCAGGTACAACTTACGTTAGATATGACATCATTGCTAACGCATCAAAGGTTTATCAAGCAATCCAAGGAATCGCAGCAGGTAGTGGTGCTCCCACTCATACTAGCGGTGACTCTGGCGGGTGGCGATATCTCGCTGCCGAGGCAACAGAGCAGAAAGGATTGGCTTCATTTGCACAGGAAGATTTCGACGTTGACAGCAACGGGCACGTCACGATCTCCGCCCAAGGAGTAGATAACACTCAACTACAAAATAATAGAATTGGATTTGCTGATGGTAATAATGTAGAGAACTTTGAACTAGATCAAGAACTTACAGCAACATCTGGATACAGAGGATTTAACTATCTTAACTACGTCAAAGTAAACAATACTTCGGGTAGTTTACTTTTCGGTGCTAACAACACAGGAGATAGTGGAAATGGAGAAGTAGATATAAATGTAAAAACATTATTCAGTGATCCAGATTTCATTTTAGATGGTGCTACAGCACAACAGATTGATAAAACTGGTGATGGTAATCTTAATATTGAACTTACACAGAATAGTTCTTCTGCTAGAAACTTTACTGTTGCTTCTACTAACGCAGGATCTGGCACAAGTACATTAACTCTTACTGCAGAAGATGTCGTTGATATTGATGCATCTGCTGCTACTGGTAAAGTTCATATTGAAAATGTAAGAGTTCAAACAAACTATATTGGATCAACTGATGCAACCCTACATCTTGATCCAGGTGATGATAGAGCAATCACAGGGTTAGTACGAGTTCACGGAGAT